CCACCTAAAATCTTAACACCTGTAAATGTCCATTTAGACCAAGCGTTTTGTACTTTCTCTCCACCGTCAAAGAAATACTTATAGATGTACATTGTGTTAGCGTATGTTGTAGACACTGTGCCACTATAAGGAGCTGTTTGACTGTCTCCTGTATCTGACGTTAAAAATATTAAATTATCTTCAGTTGTATTACTTATGATTTGATAACAGTTAGTAGGTATTAAGTTTCCTACTGATACTGTAATGTCCATACCATCATTTGTAAGTGTATCATCATCAGCAAAGTATTCTCTTATTGCTGTATTGTTTGTTCTTGCTTGTGCAAAGTATGCAAACTTACCTGCTGATACTGGTGTTACTTTATCATCATGTTCAAATGACGATACTTCATTAAGTATAGCTGTTGTAGGTGATATACTTTCACCTGAACTATCTAATTTATATTGTGCTGTATCAGAAAATAATAATAAACTTTCATTAAATCCTACAGAGTTTTTAAGTGTGTTAACCTGTGTACCTGAAGCCGCAATATCAATAGGGTCAGTATCTAATACTTGTGTAGATGTTGTTGAAAAGTAATTAAAGAAAGAAGCATTCTCTGTTAATACTAAATTCTCACCTGATAGAATACCTAATCTATTTTTGTAATATGTAAGGTTATTAATCTTCTTACCAACAAAAGTTGGATTAGGGTTAGTGTCAATATCTCCACATTTTCTATCTGTCCAATCTAATTGTTGAAATGTAAATGTACCATTGTTGTTATTAATCAATGCGTGTGGCATTGTAGAATTATCTACTCCTACAGAAGTTGCAGGTGCTATTGTTTCATTCCATACACCAGACTTACCTGAAAAGTTTACATAGTAATCAGATAGAGTATCTCCTTCTTCTCCAGTAATTTTTATAATGACACCTTCTTTTCCATAAAAAGGTAGTTTACTAAAATCTTGTATTTCATCTCTGATAGAATACATGGCTGTGTTACCAGAACCATCAGATGTAGTTATAGTATAGTTTGCATTACCATCAGTAGGTTTTCCATAGATTACACTGTCAAATGCTTCAAACGTAAAATGAGATGTAAAACCAGAATAGTTTGCTAATCCTTGTGTTGTTGATACTGAAGCATTAGTGTCAGTTCTTCTAACATTAAATGAAATACCATCAGCATTACTGTCCCAGTGTGTACTTGAAGTTCCATACAATAGTATGTCTGTAATTTTATTTGTATCTCTAAATTTACTATCAGTAGACGCATCATTACCTGAAGGCAATTGAAAGACTACTTCTAGTTCTTGTGCCATTGATGGGTGTTTCAACGCTACTTTATATTCTCTACCATAGTTTGTTAGTTTACAAACAATCAAAAACTCTTCTACTTTAGCCGCAGACGTTGCACTGTCAGCCGCTACTGTTGTTGCTGTATTAGCTAAAAATGTGTAGTCAGCAATGTTAACTAACTTAAAGTTTTCTCTAGGGTTTGTTGAAGTTAGATAACTTGAACCACTTGCAACTGTAACTGTTTTTTCATTACCTGCTAAATCAAATACTTTGATACCTCCATTGTATAAAGCTACAATGTATTGATTATCTGCATCTCTTTGTATTTGCCAAAATTTTGTTTTGTTAGAATAAATATTACTACTGTCTACTGTTGCTACAAAATCTAAAGGAGGTCTTTTTGATAGACCATCTACTAAACCATTCTGTAAATTTACTTGGTCTGCTCCCTGATTGATACCTCTTTGTGTTGGTGTCTGTTGGGACATACCATTTAAGAAGTTAGGAATAGATTGTGAAACAACACTTCCCATAATTAGTAATGCCTTCTAGTGGGTCTATGAATTATAGAGAATGTATTACTATCACCATCAAGCATATTTATATCACTCTCTTGGCTATCAGCTTGATGGAATGCCATAAGAGCTTCATTCTCATCTTGACCAATTAATTGTGTAATTTCTTTATCACCAATAAATCTAGCCGCAAATCTTCTTGCCGCTTTTAATGTAATATATTGTCTAGCGTATTCTGGTAAATCTTCAAATTGTTGTACTAAAACTAAATCAACAGATTTAGGTGCAGAGATAAATACGTCTGTATGGTTTTCCATGTCGTATAAATATCCACTTCTAATAGTGTAGTTTAAGTGTCTGAATTGAGAGTTAGCGTCAGCCTTTACGCAGTTTGAAGGTAGGGGTACTTTGCTGTCACTGTCTAAAGATAGTGATTTATAATTTGTATGTGTGTTAAAATTCCACCCTTGTGATTGGATAGACATAGATGTTTCATTAAGAATATTTTTTGCTGTACTTACGTCAACTGTAGTAGTGCCTGTAATACTATTTACTGGAGCTTCTCCAATAGTAGATAGCATTATATTTACAGCTTGTAATTCGCTTGTGGGTGTAATTTGTGTAGTCATCTATCCTTTGTGTTAAATTTTGTGTGAGAACACTGGGCGGATTGTCAGTGTTAATCTCCGCCCAATGTAAGTAGAAGTATTATGCTTCTAGTATTCCGACTGCCGCTTCTGGTCTTAATACACCATGACCCATGCTGTATTTAGCAACCATTAACGTACCTTGTCTTCTGATGTCGTACTCTTTTTCAACAGCTAAATCCATTAGCTTAACAGTTCCGACTGCTGAAGGGTGAGATACAAGAGCAACAAAGTTAGATAGGTTAACTGCTTGAGGAGTTGAACCACCATTAGTTGCTGAACCTGCGTCTGCACCTGAAGTAACATTAGAAGATACAAAGTGAGGAACTGGTACTAATTCAATTCCTGCAATTCTTGTAACTTTACCTGATGCAACACCACCATTAGCACCACCACTGAAGTCAACATTGACTGCATTAGTAGCATTCGCTAATTTGTAGTATTCTTCCAATCTCATAAAGCATTTTCTGCCTTCTGATGGAACATAGTTTGCATCAAGCTCTTTAGCCGCCGCAAAGATAGCATCTATCATTGCATTAGCCGCAGTAGCATCTGTAGCAGATGCAATGCCTGTGTTAGTTATGTTACTTGTAGCATCTCCACCAGTTACGTTTGCACTAGCTAGAGTTGCTTGACCAATAGTTTGTAAGATATGCTTATCTTTTTGGAAAGATAATGCTCTACCCATTTCAGTAGAGTACGCACTTCTTACGTCCCAGTGGTTTTTTGCTTCTTCGATATTCGAAACGAATACTGAAGATATTAGAAGGTCATTAATTGTAATAACCTTTTCGTTTGAGTTAACATCTGAACCTGTAATTTCAGTTCCAACTGCGTGATACGAAGCACCTACTCTACCCATTACTGGGAAAGAAGCAGATTTTCCGTTGCTGATACTTCTTACCATATCTGCACCTGCTGTTTTTGAAGCTCTATCAAATGAAGTAATTACTTCACCTGCGAATACTTTTAGAAACAGAGCATCATCACGAGTTCCACCACTATTTACATTTCCAAATTTAACTGGACTTGCGTTTGCCATAGTATTTTCTCCTGTTATGACGTTAGTTTATAAAAGCCTCTTCAATAAGTTATTTAGTCAAGATTGTCCCTCGCAAGGGGTCAAGTTATTTGGCTAATTAAAGTTGGCAGTTGCCACGCATAAGCGTTGCACAACTATTGTTTATGCTTTTTTCTTTTTAGGAAATCCTGCTTTCATGTTTGCATACGATTTCGCACTTACTGTACTTTTTGATTTTGGACGAGAAGTACCTGCTCGTTTTCTTTTGTTAATATTTCCATACAAACTATTTTTTGCCATTTTTCTCCTTACTGATTGATGCTTTTGTTATGTCGTCTATCTCTGATATTGCATGTTTTGCATGTACTAATTTATCAAACTGTAATTTTATAGTTTTCATAAAATTATCATGGTCTGCAACACCAACAGAATTTTTTAAAAATGTATCAATAACTGCTGTACTCTCCGCAACCTCTGCGTCATACAGCTTTCTTAAAGCTACTAACCACATACTATAAATCTGATTTAGCTAATTTTTCTTGAACCATTGCTTGATAAGCAGGGTCTTTTGAATACCTGTCATCACCCATAGCGGCAGTAACTTCAGCCCAAGACTTATAACCATCTTGCCCTGTGATTGTACCTTTACCTTCTACGAGACTTGGTTCATTACCATTTGCACTTTCAAATTTAGCTTTTAATCCTACGACTGCTAACTTTGCAGTTTCTATATCTTTAGAATTAACTGCTGTGTTGTAAGCTGTCTTCTCTTGTTCAGACATATTCTCTGCCGCCCAATTAGACATCTCTGTGTAAGCATCTGCACCACCTACCATATCTTTAATAGATGTTGCTTGTTGGTCAGCGATTGCTTTTTGACCTTCAATAAACTGGTTTACATAATCTTTAGGTATACCTGCTTTTTCTAATGCTTCGTATGATTTAGTATCTAGCTCACCTTTTTCATTATACTCTGTTGCAAGGTTATCCATATTTAAACCTGCACTCTCAACTGCCTTTTCAGCAATCTCTAAATCAGATGTTTTTGTTTCTGTTTTAGGAGCTTCTTCTTTAGGAGCTTCTTTGTTGTCACCAAGTTTCTTTTCTAATTCTGAATATGACTTTGCTAAATCTTCAACGCTGTTGAATTTTTCAGGTAAGCCTTCAGGTTTACTTTGTGTAACATTTTCTTCTACTGGCTTTTCGCTAGTAGTTTCTTCTTGTTTTATCTCTACTGTTTCTACCATTTGTGTTTCCTTATTGTGGTTTAGTTAGATTGTTTGCGACTTGTGGGATAGCTTTCTCTGCCATCTGAACCATTTGTTGTTGTTCCATTTGCTCTGCTTCTGCCGCTTGTTCTTCTGCTAGTTGCTCTTGTGATTTTAATAAACCATCTGTATCAATCCCTAAACCAATAGCGATACGTTTGATTAAATCATCAGGGTTTAACGCCTGAACAACTTGCGGATTTATCTGTGCAAGATTTCCTATCTCTGCAACAAATTCTCTTAATTTTTGTAAATCATTACCTCTACCTAATGCTTCAATACCAGTAATAATAGTTGGTTGAACTGTACCTTTAGGTAGTTTTGGTATTTCATTTGCTTGTTCCATTCTTTTCATCAGTATAGAAACTAATGGTAGTTGGAACTCTTGTGATAGTAATGAATAAATACCACCCATAGCAGTCTCTAATTGTTCTGCCATGTATCTAATTTCTTGTGCAGTAACTCTTTCTGCATCTCTTTGTATTGCTGTGTGTAGTAAGAATGCGTAAGACATTCTCTCTTCTAATTTAGCAATAGATTTTTCTACTACTTGTAAATCATATTGTTTTTGTGCTTGTAGTACAGACACATCATCAGCAGTACCAGTAATGATGTCACCATTTCTAGTCATAGCTAAATCTTTTTTTCTAGTAACAGAGTTAGGTCTTACCATGAATACTATTTTAGATGATGCCGCCGCACTCTCTACAAGTGCTTGTGATAAACCTTCTAATGATTTTAAATCACCTAAAAATTCTTCTACATATCCTCTGCCGTAATCTTCATTGTCAACTCTTACCATTCTTAATGCTTGGTAAGGCATTCTTTCTTTTTTAAATGTACCAATACTTTCTGGTATTTTAATTCCGTTTACTTCTTGGCAAACATAAAACTCGTTGTCATTTAATTTGTAAATATGTGTGTATAATTCTATGTCTTCATCTGACTTATAATCTGGGTCAGAGATAACTTGTGCAGTTACATCTTTACCTAAAGATAAAATACTTGCTTTCTCACAGATAACTACTTCTAGTACATTGCCTGAAGCATCTCTTCTAACTACATACTGTGATAAAGGAAACACTCTCATGCTACCTTTTTTAGGTAAGTAAGTTAATACGTTACCACCTACAATAAGATGTTTAAGAGCTTCAAACACACTAACTCTTAATGCTAGTTGTTCAATTTTACCTGACACTTCTTTTTCTATTACAGACAAAGACTTCTCTATGTCAGTCTTCATGTCTTTATTTTCTTCTAATTCTTTTTTAGCGTCACCTGTAATTGATAATCTAAAAAATGGGGAGTTAGGGGGAAGCAATAATAAAAGAAGTTTACTTGCTAAATTGTTGACACCTCTTGCACCAACTGATTGGAATGGATTGTATAGTTCATCTGAAGATGTAAAACCTTCAGGTTTAATAAGTGATGGGATAGTTAATTCACTACACTCTTCAGCTCTATCTAAATAGTGTTCTCTGTCTTGTTGTAGTTTAAGATATCGTTCTTTAGCTGTATGAGCTTTCTGTAAACTACCTTCGTATTCCATTTAATTAGACAGTAGTGTTAGTAGCTATGTTTAAACCTGAAGAAGTGTTTAAAGAACTCGTACCTGATTTCTTAACTTTTTTCTTCTTGATGTTTAAGTCCTGTTCATTAGCCTTTACTAGCTCTGGTGCAGTTTGTTCACCCACAGTTTGTGAAGTGTTAACTGGCATTGGAGCAGGTTTTGGAGCAGGTGGCATCTTTGGTTGTGACATGCACATATTATTTATCCCTCTCTTTAAGTGTATTAATAAAATTAACTACGTCCCTTTGTCCTGCTTTAAAATAAATAGTTTTACTATCATCTTTTAAATCAGGTGACTTTTCAGGGTAAACTGTGTTCAATAATTTAATTAAATCATCTACTTTTTCAGGTAAGATTAAATCTTCCATTACGTTTTTCATCTAAAAGTGTAAGGTTAGTCCCAAAGATTACCTGTGACAGTACCTTTGTTATATTCTGTAGCTCTATTCTCAAAGAAATTAGCATGTTCTACGCCATTTAATACCCAATCCAACCACGCTAACGGGTTTTCTTTAACACCATAATTAGGTTTCAAAGATAGTTGAAGTAGTCTTCTATCTGCTATGTATCTAATATACTCTTTAACTTCTTCAGCTTTTAATCCTCTGATACCACCCATAGAAAAAGCTAAATCAATAAACTTATCTTCAAGGTCAACCATGTCTCTAGCTGTTTGATAGATACTTGCTTTAAATTTTTCTGTCCAAATATTTGGGTTTTCTTTTATAATTTGATGAAACAATTTAATCATGCTTTCAACATGGTGTGTCTCATCTCTGATAGACCAAGTTACTATCTGACACATACCCTTCATTCTTCCATATCTTTGAAAGTTAAGAAGCATAACAAATGATGCAAACAACTGTAAGCCTTCACCAAATGCAGAGAAACAAGCTATCTCTCTAGCTAGTCCTTCAAGTCCTTTACCTTTAGATGTAAATAAATACTCATGCTTATCAGCCATTTCTTTGTACTCTTGAAATGCTTTGTATTCCTTATCAGGTAATCCAATAGTATCATTTAACAAAGAATAACTATGTGCATGGTTTGCTTCACTAGAAGCTATTGCAGATAACATCATTCTTATTTCAGGTGATTTAAACTGTGGAATATATTTATCTAAATAGGCTTGTGCTATATCAACATCTCCTTGTGTAAAGAATTTTAATATTTGTCCTATTAAATTTTTCTCTTCGGTACTTAATCTTTCATTCCAATCTCTAACATCTTCATGCAATGGCACTTCACTAGGTAGCCAGTGCATTTTCTGT